GCGTTGACAGGCAAATACGGACCGTCAATCATCGTGAAATCTGCCAGCCGCCAATCGGTTTCCGCATAGCGGGTCAAAGTTTTCAGCGGAAAGTCTTTGTGTGCAATGAAAACAACGTCGCCCGACTGGGAAAAATACAAACCGTCCAGGTCGGATTCTGTGTACGGCGTTTCGATTTCATACGGCAAACCGTCTTTTACAACCGCTTGTCCGTGATTGAAAAAGCGAATGTATCTGTCGCCGAATTCCAGCAAATACGCCTGCGTTACGGAAAACTGGAACGCGTACAGACGCGTTTTTTTGGCATTGTTTTTAACGGCTGAAACAAAGCGCGTTCCGCCGCGGCGGGATACGGGTCCCTGCACCGACGGAATAAAATTCTGCAGCACTTGGCATGCGCCGCCGTATTCTTCGGTATCGATTCGCCCGCTCATCAAAGCGGAAATTTCGCCCGTATTGAAACGGACAAAGCCCAAAGTGCCGCTCATCACAACCTCGCTTCCAGCCAGCCGCGCTGGGTATAAGCATCCTGCACGCCTTCCATGGCGGACGCGGTTTTCGCCTGCTGTACGAAAGCCTGATATTCCTTGTTCAGCATGTCTTTCAGCGCAACTGACGCCGTCAAAGGCACCGCCAGTTCAGCCGCCAGCTTCAAAGCCAGTGCTTCGACAAACATCGGATCGAACAGCGTTGCGTCCTCAACGCGCGTAATGCCGACAAAACGCAGCGTCGGCGCGTTGTATAAAATCGTCTGCCCCTCGACCTGATAAGGCAGTTCCTCTTCCGTCCGCCAAACACGCAAACAATCGGCAGGCAAAGCAAATTGAAAGTCGTAGCCATAAACTGGCTTGTCTTTCAACGGCGCCAACACATAGCGCTTCAAAGCGAACCGCCACGGATACGACCGCAGCACAAAATCGCGCGTATCGGCGTACAAAGCTTTGCAGTATCGGGCGGCTTTGGTGTCGTCGTTCAGGGACAACACCGCCAGTTCGTCGCCGATTTTCGCCAAAGCGCGGTTGCACAAAGCAACGATGGAAGTCATCTTTTATTCCTTTCACAGTATAAACAGCGGCGGAGATTTCTCCCCGCCGCGTGATGAAAATCATTCTTTGCAGTTGATTTTGACGACCAGCTCTTCCTGCATGCGGGTCGCGCCGATAGCCATTTCGTAATACACCTGCGTTGCAAAGCATTTGTCGTCGCGTTCCGTGATTTTGCCGACAATGTCTTCGCCGATGCCCAGTTTGACGCCTTCGCTCTGGAAAGCCAGACACGACCGTCCGACGGCGGCGGGACTGTCGCCAGTCGACATGACCGTCGGCAAAATCAGCGAACCGTCAGCCTTTTTCGCGTTCAGCTGAACGAACTTAAAGCCCATGAATTCGTCGATTTCCCCGCGGACAAGGGCTTTTGCGGCGGCATAGTCGGCGGAAGTCACTTTCGTTTCGCTCAGCAAATCGTCCAGCTGCTGAGCGGACAGAACGATATAGCGCCCTTCGGACGGCGCATCGTTTTTGTCGAACAAACGCTTGACTTCGCGCAGTTTGTCGAACGTGAATCTGGAAGCGCACGCCGTATCGACAATCTGTGACGACGGCAATTCGACTTCCGTCGCCCCCGTTTCACCCGTGTACGCCGTTCCCAAAGCGGCTTCGACAATCGCTTCGTCCATTGCGCGCCCCATCGCCCAAGCGGCGGCATTCGCATAATCGTTCGTCGGGTCAATCAGCATGCGCACTTTGTCGTCGTTGTCGATTAAATCGGACCAGTTGTAGGTGTCCGTCGTCAGACGGCGGCGCGCGTGCGGCGTGTTCATCTGCGGCGTATCGGCGTGGCGGCTGGTCTTTTTGACCGCGGCGACGCTTCCGATTTGGTCGAAAAACGCGGTTTTGCCGCGGATGGATTCGGACAGGACCAAACCCCTCAGTTTACTTCCTCTCTGCTGAACCAGCGCTTGAACGTTTGCGCTGTACTGTTCAACAAAGGACGTTGTGATTTGCGTGCTCATAGTTTACTCCTTTTGTTTGAAACACAGTTAAATTTCGCCGTTTTTGCGCTGACGCAGGGCGAAAACCGCGTCGACGGCATGCTTGTGGCGCGGATTTGTCGCGTCGAAATACGCGGGGTCGTCCATCAGGGCGGCGATTTGCGCCTCGACGCCGGCGGTTTTTGGCCGGGCCTTCGACCCGACGGACGCCTTTGATGACGGCTTTGCTGAAACCCGCGCCCATTTCGCGCAGCGCGTCGGTCATGCCGACGGAATCGCAGATTTGAACGAAATCGCGGATGCGGGAATCGAACGACGCGCCGAACTCCGCGCGCAGTTCCTGTTCGACTTTTGCGTGTTCGGCGTCCGTCTTGGCTTTTTCCGCGTCGAACTGCGTCTTGCTTTCCTGATAAAACGCGTCGCGGAACTTCGCCAGCTGCGCTTTCGTCAGGTTCGCGCCGAACGCGGCGCGCTTCAGAACGCCGTCCATTTCGTCGACCGCGCCTTTGTCTTCTTCGGAAACGTCGCCGAACGCGGGCAGTTCGTATCCGTCCGCGCTTTCGGGCGTGCCCAGCTTTTTGAAAACGGCGGCGGTTTCCTCGTCCGTCTTGGGCAGCGCGAACATGTCCGCGCCCGCCGTGCGCTTCAGCGCCAAATACTTGACCGCCAAATCGGACACGCCCGAAACGTCGGACAGGTCGGAGGCTTGGCGGATGTCCTCGGCGATTCCTTCGCGCCAGTCGGGCTGGGCGGGTTCGGTCGTCTGCGGTTCCGTTGTGTTGTCATTTTCCATTGTTGATTTCCTTTCGCAATAAATCGGTTAATTTCGCATCGTCGTATTCCAGCATGCGGCAGATGTCCAAAACCGCCGCGCGCTTGCCTTCCCAGAACGCCCAGTCGGTCGCGCTCTGCTTGGTTGTCGGGTAATATCCGGTCATGCCGCACTTGCCCGCCAAATCGGACAGAACGGTTTTGCCGTCGTCCGATTCAAAAACGGCGCGGTAGGATTGAACCAGCCGCGCCGTCCGCTTGATTTTCAGTTTGTCAATCATTGTTCAGTCCCTCGTCCTGCGCCTTGACTTCGTTTTGCATGCCCTGCAGCTGCAGCGCGGTCGCAGCGTCCTGCGCGTTTTGCGCCTGCGCCTGCGCGGCT